ATAGTATTCCGACATATTTATTTATTTCAAAAGCATTAGGATTTCCATCAAAATCAGAGTTATCTGAGTGCGGTGCAGCAAATCCGCCTACTTCCCATTTTTGTGCATGAGAAGTATTTGGCCTTACCTTTCTTTCAAAAACTATTTCTACGGCGTCTTTAAATTTATCTCTGAGTTTTTCAAAAAACATTTCTTCGAGACCAAACTCTTTAAAAGCTGGATCGTTGGGGGCTATGCCCATACCAGTTGAGTTATAAAATGCTATTGGGCCCCAATTTTTTTCGTACAACTCAAAGTAACCTATCATTCCATTTGCCGTATCTTCATCTACAAAATTTGGAATTTCAACAATTCTATTATGTGTAATTCCAAGAACACCTTTTGTGTTAATTTCATCTTTTAAATAAATAAAATTATTTTTATCTAAGTTGACTATCGACATGTGAAATCCCTTTTATTCTTCTATTTTCTACTATACTGTGATATTTTTTTGCCCACTCTTCTTTTCCATATTGTTTTTCTAGCTCTAACCATTTATCAGAAGCATTATTTGGCAATAGGTAAAAATATCTAATAAAATATTTATCTTTTTTAGTTATTGTTTTTACTGCGTGAAAATATACACCGTCTTCAGATAATAGCTTTGGATGTCCAGATGGGAAAACCATAACATCTCCTGCTTTTGGTTTATACGGCTTTATTTCATCGCTTCCCATAATTTTAAAAAGCACATCTCCGCCCTCATAATCATCGTTCAAGTACATTGTGCAAGTTAAAGCAAACTGTGGCCAAGGAGCATCAAATTCTGCAAATCTATAATCTGTGTGGTATAACATTGTTAGTGGTGATTCTGGGTTGCTATCATCATTGTATATATCCTGATTATATCTACAAAAAGATGGCCCCATTTCAATCCAATCTTTTTGTACTGATAATCCATGTTTTTTTAAAAAATGTGATGTAGAAATTTTAAATGCATCCAATACTTGATCACGGTAAAAAACTTCTGTTTCATATCTTTTTTTATCAATAATATCTTTTTCACTTATTGGCAGTCTATGGGCATCCATATATGTTCCAAAAAATGACCAAGGAGACCAATTTCCAAAAATTTGACTTTCTTTTGGATTTTTTTCTGCAAAATTTAACACCTCAACAAATTTATTTGGATCTGTAATTAAATTTTTGTATACAAATATATTCTTATCAAATATTTCATAATTAATTTCTTTGTTCATTGTTTTTTTCACCTGTATGTTTTAATATAGTCCAAAAAAATGGAACAACGTATCTTGTTCCAGAAATTATTTTAGCAACTCCATGTATATAGTTTTTGTCTCCAGGGAAAAAATATGCTGCTCCAGCTCTAGGTTTAAATTTAATATTTTGTAATGGGAAATAAAGCTCCCCGCCTTCATAATCGTCGTTTAGATAAAATAGTCCCGCTAAATCAAAGTAAGGAAAATCATTTGGTTTTCCTGCGTCTGGTCCTTCATGCAATTCTTTATCTGCATGAGGTTTTTGAAACTGACCAGGTAGCCATCTAACAATGGTTACGCTTGTTGGAATTGCTTCAACATTAAAAAAATTATTTACTTCAACTTTTAATTTTTCCATATATTTTCGAATAATAAATGGAACTTCTGGATCTTGCTCCATTATTGTATATTCTGTAGCAACCCTGTCCTTCCAATATTCAGATTCATAAGTTACTGTTCCATCTTCATTATATTTTGTTACTGTTTCATCCCAATATTTTATATTTTTTGCAAAATCTAGAACTCTTAACCTATCTTTTTCTGACCAAAAGTTTTCTCTTGATTGAATATTGTCTTCTGATGATCCAAAAAATCCAGAAGGAGTAATAGAAATTCTTGGATTTTCTTTAAAATGTTCTAAATTTGTATATTGTTTTTCCATAATTATAATTATACCACTTTATCCATTAACTATGTATTTATTTTTTTTACAGTCCAAAAAAATGGAATAACATACCTTATTCCAGAAATAATTTCTGTTACACCGTGTATATAGTTTCTATCTCCAGGGAAAAAATATGCTGTTCCTGGAACTGGTTTTATTTTAATATTTTGTAATGGAAAATAAAGTTCACCGCCCTTATAATCATCGTTTAGGTAAAATAAACTTGCTATATCGTAGTGTGGAAAATCATTAGGCTGTCCCTCGTTATTTTTATCATGCAATTCTTTATCTGCATGAGGTTTTTGAAACTGACCAGGTAGCCATCTAACAATGGCTGGGTGTGTTGGCTCTGCTTCCACATTAAACAATGACTCTATGTATGGTTTTAGTCTATCTATAATCTTACCAATTAGTCTAACTATTGACGGATCTTGTCTATCCATATTTGCAATTGTGCAAACTCTGTCTTTCCAGTAGTTTTGATCGTATATTACAACATCATCCTCATTATATTTTGTTACTGTTTCATCCCAATATTTTATATTTTTTGCAAAATCTAAAAGTTTTTTTAATTCTTTTTTTTCTATAAAATTTTCTATAATATGAATATTATCTGCTGATGATCCAAAAAATCCTGATTTAACTATTGATTTTTTATCTGTATTAATATCTGATGGATTTAATTGTGCCATGTTGTAAAATCATTTACTTTCATAGTAATAGTTTTCTCTTCATGGGAACCAATTTTATTTCCATTATAGTCTACCGCATCTCTATAGAAATTAGTAAACTTGCCCTGTTTTGAAATCTCTTCCCATTTTTTTGCCTTTTCTTGATTTCTTTTAAAGTCTTCTTCTGCAAATTCTTTATTATATAAATTTAATTCTATGTTGCACAGCCCTGTTATAGAAACTGGCAGCAATGTAATAACTGGGTGTCCAGATGGTATAGTAATTTTTTCATTTCTTTTTGTAATCTTCCAAGCAACTGGAAAAACTTCTTCATAAAAAGAAGTAGACATTATAGATGTGAACGCCATCGCGCCATCAATAAAATAATTTGGCGGATGTATTGATATTATAGAAATATTTTCTGGTGTTTTAAATGTTAATCCAGTGTTAAAGCTTATAGTGGCATTTCCTCTATTTGTCATACAAACATTGCTAGGGCCTTTTATAATTTTTACATGGTTTGGGCTTGAGTCAGAAATACCATCCCAAATAAATTCAATATCTTCTGAAAATGATATTGACCATCCTAATCTATTAGCAGAGGATAAAGGAAAACATTTGTAAGCATGCCGATCAAATGTTTCATCCATCCAATCTCTTTGCATCTTAGTCTGCTCTATTATTACTGGATGATTTCTTTCTTTATATACATCAATCATCATCGTCTGCAATATACATTTCACGTGTATGAAATTTTTTATTAAAGTCTAACATTGTTACTATTGAGTATTTTATTCCAGAATGAACTGGCATTGCTCTATGTGGATACATATAATTAGATGGGAATATGTATAAATCTCCAGCTTCTGGTTTTATATTTAAGTTTTGAAGTCTAAAATATAATTCCCCACCTTCATAATCGTCGTTTATATATGCAACTAAAGACACAGTACAGTTGTAAGAAAACCCATGGTCATGATGTTCTTGAAAGTGTTGACCAGAACCATATTTAATAAAATTAAATGCTTCCCAATATTTTAAAGGCATAATATTAAAATCTTTTCTATAATCTTCGACGGCTGGGAATTGTGCATCATAAACTTCTTGCCAAATTTTTTGTAAAGCTAAAGAATCTTCAGAGTTATCATGCTCTATATCTTCTTTTTTAAATTTAAAATCAACGCAATCTCTATAATCTGGCATCAACTGTTGATATCCAACATATGCTGGCAGCCACCTATATCCGTTTAATGCGTCTACTGGTTTTAATATAGCTTCTAGCCTATTGATTAAATCAAATTCTTTTTTAATTATATTTTTATATCTTACTATCCCTGGAGCAATCTGTTGCTTGTCTGTCCAAGTTTTCATTTATATTCCCTTCTAGTCCAAATATTTTTTACATAAGATCCGCCATCAGGTATTCTATAAAAAAGCATATTTTCTTTCATTCTATCATATATTTCTTTTTGATTTAATATTTCAAAATCAGATTTCCAATTTTCTCTTTGGAATGGTATGATTTGCATGTATGGCGTTCCAGCTTCAACAATTCCTTCCCAACCATCAACTATAAAAAATGGAAAAGTTCCAGATATATAAACTTTGTCATTATCTACTATTCCAGATGTGTTTAAAAATGGCAAATCAAAACGATTCATTGGGGTCATATATAAACAGCTATACCCATCTGGAAGTTCAATTCCCCAATCTGGATACCATGCAAAATGATCCTCATAATAACCTTTTGGATGAATAAATTGTGGCATTGGCTGCCTTTTTGTACAAAAATCTGAATATCTTTTATCTAAAACTTCTACATCTATTTTCCCATTTTTATTTTTAAAAAATTTAATATCACATGGAGTTCGTAAAACATAACCAGTAGAAAATGCATCCATTATTGCTGGACAAGCTTTCCAAGTTGGCACCTTGCCATAGTCATCAGATGTTCCATCTTTAGGGAATGGACATATATTTTTATTTGCTTTATAGTATTCTCCGCTTTGGGGGTTTATCGCAAATCTATCTGCTTCTTTATACCAAGATGGTGTTGATTCGTGTGTGTTGCTTGGTTTAGATTTACTTGTAATATTAGTGTGTGGCCTAAATGATCTAAATATTATTTTTTTATAATTTACCATTTATTCAATGGACATTCTGCTATTTTTGCTTTTACTTTTAATTTCATAAAACATCCACATTTTTTACATTGTCCACTAATTTTTATAAATTCTGGACAAGACTGACATATAGAATACCTGCTGCTTGCAGTATTTTCATCAACATAGTTTTCTTTATCTAAAAGATGCCAGGGTCTAGAGTTTCCTAAATTTTTTTTATACTGCTGCCATGGAGTTAAATTTTCTGACAAAATTTATCCATTCATAGGTGGGTTAAAAAATTGACCGTCCCATGTCCAGCCAACTTCAACTTCTGGGTTAGCTGTGACATCAATACAAATTGCATTAGATTGAATTCCTGGAATAACTAAATTGTTAATTGCATTATCTGGATCAAACTGAACTATTCCAAAAATAGAATTGTTTGAAATAAAAGAAATATAGATTAAAGAGTTACCTTGTGCGTTGCTGAGTCCTTGAGCAGGCTGTACTGGATTATTTTTTTCTAAATCGTCTGCTTTATAAAAAATTCCATTATCATAAATGTCTCCTACTTCTAAAGAAGCGTGAGTAGTTGTATTTACAAACACTGGGTTATTTAAAAGACCAGCAAGATATCTATTTTTAAATGGATTTGGCGATAAGTCAAAAATCCAAAATACCTCATTATCTGCAAGAAATGCTATTTGACTCATTTATACTCCTTAAACATATTTCTATTCATTTTATTTTTTATCATGAGGAACAGAATCCTGGGTAACACCATCCGATTGCAACCCCTGGACATCCTTTTCCAGTTGAACATCCTGCAGAGCCAAAGTTTGGTGGAAAGAATGGTGGGAAGAATGGTGGGAAGAATGGTGGGAAGAATGGTGGGAAGAACGGTGGGAAGAATGGTGGGAAGAACGGTGGGAAGAACGGTGGGAAGAAAGGAGGAAAGAACGGTGGGAAGAATGGAGATAGGTTTATTGTGGCGCCAAGAATTCCACCACCTTTATACTTTTTGTTGGAGTCTTTCTCTTTATCTTTCTTAGCCATTACTGCCTCCTAATTTTATTATGTTAATCCGTTTCCGCCAGCCATCCATTCGGTTGAATTTATTTTAACAAGAGTTGCCATACCATTAGAGGCTAGGGTTCTTGTACCAGTAGATGCGCTATTGGATAATCTTAATGTATCTGTTGTAATTGCTATTGATGTCGATACGCCGCTTCCGTTAATAACAACTATTGTTGTTCCAATTGGGAAAGCAACAGATGAGTTTGCTGGTATTGTCAAAGTTTGACCAGTTGCTGTAACATAAATATGCTTACCAGCGTCTGTTGCTGCAAATGTTCTGCTTGTCGAAGTTGAAACTTGTGGCATACCCATAAAACCAACTCCAGCTGCTGCTGTTGAAGTAGTTCCATCTGTTGGGAACAATGTTGATTTTATAGATGAGGAACCAATTGTAATTCCAGTCACATTTGCAGTAAATATGCTTGCTGCGCTTGCGCTAGATGAAGAAATTGCTGGTGTTGAACCGTTGAGATTAATTGTTGAGCCCGTAACAGTTAATACACCGTTTGCTGACACAACTCCAGATCCCTTTGGAGTCAACCCAAGTGATATATTTGTATCATCACCAGTTGCTGAAATTACTGGAGCGCTTCCAGTTGCAGCATTTGAAACAGTTATTTCATTTACTGCGGATGCGACTGTAGATGGGAATTTAATTAATTCTGCACCGTTGGCATCATCAATTTCGCCAGCTGTTGCAAATCTTGGAGCTGTAAGAGTCTTATTGCTAAGTGTCTCTGTGCCAGCTAATGTTGCGAAGTCTGCATCTGTTAAAGCAGTATTAAATTGTGCTATTGTTCCAGTAACAGTGTTTGACCCTAAACCAATGCTCTTATTTGTAAGAGTATCTGTTGTACCTCTACCAACCAATGTGTCTGTAGATGTAGGAAGCGTTACTGTTCCAGTATTGCTTATTGTGCTAATTACTGGGGATGTTAATGTTTTATTGGTTAAAGTTTCTGTGCCAGCTAATGTTGCGAAGTCACCGTCGGAAAGAGCGGTATTAAACTGTGCCACTGTTCCAGAAACTGTATTGTTTGTAAGATTGATTGTTTTATTAGTTAATGTTTGTGCTGTGCTTAAATCAGCTGTAGTTGATGTATTAATGCTGAATGTACTACCAGTTAGCGTTAATCCAGTTCCAGCCGTATATGTACCTGCACCAGCAAACTGTGTAAATTCAACTGCATCTGTTCCAAGTGTTGCTATTGTATTTGTTTGAACCCAGCCAGTTTTTCCATTTACAGTTCCGCCTTCGACGAATATGAAATCTCCAGCGTCTACTTCACCAACAGCATCATAATCTGTTGCACGAGTTGGAGCTCCTGTTGCTGCAACAATATAAACGCCGTTGTCTGCTTTTGTGGTTTGATCCTTTACAAGAATTCTGTCTCCTGTCGCAAGAGTCACGCCATCAAGAGTATCGCCGTTTTCAACTGCAGAAGCAAGTGTAATATTTGTTGTTGTTGCTGCTTTTACAGAAGCGTGTACATTTAATCCAGCTGTTGCTGCATCTACGTATTGTTTTGTTGCTGCATCTGTTGCTTGCCCTGGTTCTGCAAGATTTGTAATTGCTTTTCCGCCAAATGAAACATTTGCTGTCGGAGTTGCCATTTGATCAAGTCTATTAGTTCTAACCTGTGTATCAAAATCTGATATTGTGCTTGCAGATTGTGTGCCAGTATGATTTGCACGAGCAAGTGGATCTGTAGCAAGCTTACTTAAAGCAATTGCTGCTGATGCATTTATATCATCATTTGTAATTGCTCCATCAGCAATCATGGTAGAAGTAACTGTTCCGCTTGGAAGAGTTACTGTACCAGTAAATGTTGGTGATGCTGTTGGTGCCTTCGCATCAATTTGAGTTTGAATTGCAGAAGTTACTCCATTAAGATAACCAATTTCTGTATCAGAAACGTCTGCAACACGCTGTTGAATTGAAGCGGTATCAACAGATATTGCACCTGTTGTATCATTATAAGATAATCCAGAGCCAAGGCTATTTCCTATAGCATCTTGTGCTCTTTCATCTGTAAAGTATTTATTGGTTGCGCCTTCTGCAACATCATCTGTTCCGAGCGTTCTGGTTCCACCAAGGGAGACGGAGGTTCCATTAATAGTAATAGCAGAATTGCTAAGGGAGCCATTTGCTATATTAGACAATGTATTGTCGTTACCGTTTATAGTTTTATTGGTTAGCGTCTGAACTCCAGTTAATGTAGCAACTACACCAGTATCTAAGCTCAGCGTAAGCGTGTTGGATCCGTCGTTATAAGACTTTGTAAGACCGCTTCCCATTGTAAGAGCAGCATTGACTGCATCTTGCGAAAGCTCGTCTATATCGCCTGGATTTAAATACGAAAGAGATGACCAGGCTGTTGACCCGTCACCAAATTTAATTTTTCTAGTGTCTGTTTCTAGACCGACTTCACCAGCGGCAAGTGTGGGGTTTGCTGATGTCCACTCTGCGGCGGTTCCTCTTCTAATTTGAATTCTTACTGTTGCCATGATTACTCCCTATTATATCATTTATTATTTTATGCTATAGTCCCTGAATCAAAGGTTATAGCAAAAGATGTTGTAGATGGGCTTCCGCCATCTGCAAATTTAGATGTAGCCGATGGATTTACTCCATTTGCCTGAACCGTATAAACTGGTTCTCCATCAAAATCAATTGCAAGTCCCATGTCCATAAATGAAATATCGCTGGAATCACCAATATCTAACCATTGGCCTCCAACATAAACTTGTAATTTATTTGATGTAGTATTAAAGGTAATAGGGGCAGTACCCAGTGTTATTTGATTGCCGTCAACTAAAAGATCGTTTTTGACTCTAAATGATTTATTATTTGTTGCCACGAGATCACTATCCCCCGAATTTTAGGTGGGGGATTTTATTCCCCCACCATTTATTTTTATTTAATTATTTGATTAATGTTCCCACAACGTGGCAGGTTGTTGTTGCCGTGCCAGCTGTAACTCTAAGCCTAACGTCGCTTCCGCTAACATCTGCGGTTACGTTGCCAAGAGAACCATTTGTTGAAACTATAGCATACTCTGTAATTCCAACATTGTCTGAAGTATCAAGAGTTAATAAAACTTCTGAAACTTCTGTGTGTGTGCCATATGCAAATTTAACTAAGAATTTAGCTGCTCTGTAGTCTGCTTTTGCCCATGAATAAGCTGTTGTTTGAGTTGTATTCGTCAGAGATACTGTAGCAGCAACATGCTTTGCAATGCTGTTAACTTCAACTGCTGTAAAGTTTGGAACAACTGCTTCTAATGCTGAAACTGCGAGAGCATCTGTAAAGTATCTGTTTGTTGTACCAACATCAGAAATATCATCTGCATCAAGGGTTAAGCTCCCACCAAGAGAAAGGCTATTGCTGTTAATTGTTACAGATGAATTTGTAAGGGATCCATTTCCAATGTTTGAAAGTGTATTTGAAGATCCATCAATTGTCTTATTGGTAAGAGTTTCTGTAACACTCTTTATTGCTGTGCCATTTATCTTGTATTCTTTACCAGAAGCAAGATCCATGTGCTCAGAAGATGTCCAAGCATCAGTTGCATTTACCCAGTTAAAGGTATGATCTGTAGTACCTTTTACGGTAATACCAGCGCCGTCAGCAGAAGCATCAGTTGGGGATGCTGTAGCAGCAAGCTCTATATTCTTATCATCAACAGAAACTGTTGTTGAATTAATTGTTGTTGTTGTACCATTTACGGTTAAATCGCCAGAAACTGTTAAGTTGCCGCCAACTGTAACGTTGTCTGGGAGTCCGACTGTATATGCGTTTCCAACATTTGAAACTTCAACTTCATTTGCTGTGCCAGAAAGGCTTCCAACTCCACCAGTCGCATTAAAGCTTAATGTGCCAGCGGCATCATTATAAGTTACAGATATATTTGTGTGTGTGCCACCTGTAATCATAGATGCTGCGGCATCTTGAGCTCTCTCGTCAGTAAAATACTTATTTGTTGATCCCTCAGATACGTCGTCTGTTCCAAGCGTTCTTGTTCCACCCAAAGAAACAGAAGTTCCGTTAATTGTTATTGCAGAATTTGTAAGGGATGCATTTGCTATATTTGAAAGGGTGTTTGAGGACCCATCAATTGTTTTATTTGTAAGTGTCTGGCTATCTGATGTTCCAACAATATTTCCAGTAACACCGTGTGTTGATGTTAATGCTGCATGTGTTGAAACCGATCCATATGCTTCATATGTATTCGCAGTAACCGAAATTGCACCTGTAGTATCGTTATATGTAAGTCCAGTTCCTACAGCATTACCGACAGCATCTTGTGCTCTTTCATCGGTAAAATAAAGGTTGGTACCCTCTGGTAAATTTGTTGTTGAAGATGCCGTTGTGAGTATATCATTGCCGTTAACCGTAGCTGTTGAACCTTCAACTACGAGACCATTTTTTACTCTAAAATTTTTGTCTACTGTTGCCACTATGACAACCTCCTAATTTAAGCCTTGAGGGCCGTTCTATAAAACCTTGCTGTTACTGCTGTAGAAGTCGGGGTAACGCATAAACTAATTATACCTGAATTTTCTTCAAATGTAACCGTTGCAAGCGTATTATTTGTATTTGATATAATGTTAGATTCTGATATATTTATATCTGTTCCATCATTTAAAACTAGTATGCTAGAAGAGTAATATGAAGTACTTCTTGAAAGTTGAAGTTCATATTTAACTGTTCTATAAACTGTTTTATCAAATGTATCTATTGCTGTTTTGTTTTCTATGCCAGTTATGGTTAGGTCGTTATTTCCAGCCAACCCTAGCTCTGTATTTATTTTTTCTACATCTGCGTCTGTAGCATAAGTATTATCTAAATTAACATTTTGCCACAATCCTGTTGTTGAGTTATATTGTAAAACATTTCCATTTTGAGGGCTTGTTATAGAAACATTATGAAGTTCTTCTAGCTCAAAGCCATTTTGAATTTTTACAAATATAACGCCTGTATTTGCTTGTCCTCCGTGAACAACAATTCCAAGAAAAACCAAATGAGCTGGAGCTGAAGGCTTATTTGCTAATCCAAAAAGAAGATTTCCATTTGTACCTAGCCATATTGGGTCTCCGTTAGACGCACCTACTGTATTTACTCCCTGGAGGAGTCCTTCTGTAACAACTTCTCCATTTGCTTGATCCGCTATTTCTTCTCGTGTTATACCAAAAGTTTTTGTAGAAGTACTTTCAGTAGCATTTGAAGATAGGGTTATTTCTATGTGTCCAGAAGCACCACTTGCTCCACTTACATATACTGCTTTCCCTTTTGCAATTGTAGTCCCAGTATTATTTTTAACTGTTTGATATATTATTTTTGATTCTGTACTAGGAGGAGCTTCTTCTAGCGCTGATACTCTATAATCTAAAGAATTTGCGTCTGCTGAGTCGTTTATACCGACTTTTGTTTGTAAAGCTTCAATTGCATCATTTACATTTGTGTGTAATTGTGCGTGTCCTTGTAACGAGTCGTTTGAATCTGGGTTTGATAAATTATCTAGTGATGCGGGGTAATTAGTTGCCAATGTTTCCACCATCCAACAAAGTTAAGTCTTGATACGATGGATCATCATAAGTCGAACTTGGTGTTCCACCATCAAATCCAATTATAGCAGGTATTTCTTCTATTACAGAAGCTTCGTTGTTAATGTCATTGTTAACTCCGAATGTAACTTTGTCGTCTATGGTTATTGTATGTACATCTCCATCATATGTATGAGTGTGCATATAAAATGGAGCTGGATCAGTCGAACCTGGGGTTAAATCAACCCACGTAAGTCCGTTATATATCTTGATATTTTTAGATGTTGTGTTAAAGTAAACATCGCCAGCAATTGCTGTTGTTGGATCGTCTGTTAGTGTGGTTAGGTTTAATAATGATTTAAATTTTCTTGACACTATTAAACTCCTAGCCTGTGATTACTACTCTAAATTCTCCTGCCGACGGAGCAACTGCAAACTTAATTGTTACAGCTGTAGTCGATGCGTGTTCTACATCAGCTTCAATTTGAGCATATGGTGAAGCGACTTCATAAATCTGAACAACTACATCTTTAGTTCCAAGATTATGAGTTACTGTATAAGAAGTTGCAGAGGTGCTGAGTGTCTGTGAATATTTTCTTACTATAGAATGATAATTTGTTCCATCATTTGTAAGTGTCCATTGGTCATCAGATTCATCCCAAATAATTGCAACATTTGGGTCGTCTCCACGATTTACCTCTACGCCAGCATCTGCAGATGCTGATCCAGTAGCATTACTATTTAAAACAAGTACATTATCTTCAACATTTACAGTTTCAGTATTTAATGTTGTTACTGAACCATTAACTGTTAAATTTCCACCAACTGTAAGGTTATTTGTAATCTGAACATCGTCTGGGAGTCCGATTGTTACTGCTGCAGTTTCTGAACCAGATCCAGAAACTGTAATTTCGTTTGTTGTTCCAGCAATTGTAGCAACATAATTACCAGTCGTATCTGTTCCAAGAGCAACAGAGTTTGGTTGAATTGTGGTTGTGATAGTTACGCTATCAAGATTGGTCATCGTGCCTGTACCAGACACGTCTCCGCTTAATGTAATTACTGGATCTTTTGCTAAACTAACATGACCATTTGAAACGCTAAAATCTGTAGAATCAAAAGATGCAATACCCTTATTGGTATCGGAAGCGTCTTCACCAGCAACTGTAATTGTATTTCCACTTATAGAAGTATCAATTCCTTCTCCACCAGAAACTGTTAATGTTTCAGTAAGAAGAGAAATCGTTCCTGTTCCAGAATCAGAAGAAATATCTAAATCTGTTGAAATTGTTGTACTGCTTGCTGCTGTTAATCTACCTTGTGCATCAACTGTAAAAGTTGGTATCTCTGTAGAAGATCCATAAGACCCAGCAGTTACAGATGTATTATCTAAATCTATTGTTGTTGTTCCAGCAACTTCTGCATATGTTGCAGTTAAACCAGTTCCGCCTATTACAGAAGAGCCGATTACGTCTTGTATAACTTCTGTAGAACCAGAAGCTGGTATCCATGCAGATCCGTCATAAAAGTAAAGAACATTTGTTCCAGTGTCAAAATATATTTGACCAGATACTGGAGATGAAGGCGCTGAGCCTAAGTTTTGTATTCTAGCGTTAAGAAGTTCATTCTTATTTAAGTCTACGCTAACTAAAAATTTTCTTGCCATTTAAGTTTGCTCCCTTAAGACAGATATGCTGTCCCTGAGAATGGCTGAGCCATAGTCAGTGTTAGTATATTAGTACTATTATAGTCTATTCCTGTTTCTAATATGTCTCCAGACGATGCCTTTACCACAACATTTGGCCTAAAGCCTAAATTATGCGTTATGGCTACTGAATATATACCAGAAACTGGCCCAGTAACTTGAGCTAGTTCCCATGAATATGTAAATGATATTTGTTTATCTAAAATAAAGCTATCTGAGATATTCCAGGTATTGGTTTCGCTATCTTTTGGGCCCCAAAATCTTGTTGTTAATTTGTCAAAATAAAAATCTCCTGGAACTCCTAAATCATTAGATGGATTACCTTCTCCACTAATAATTGTTCTTCCTGGTGATCCAGATGCACGAACTACTATAAGGGGATTGTCTTCTGTTACAATTAATTTTGTACCCATTATAGAGTAACCGCCCTATTTAATGACATATAGCCCTCTAGTAATCTTGTTTTATTTAGGCTGGAATCTGTTATAACCAGATCATAAGCAGATTTAGGATAAAACATTTTATTTGTTCTATCTGCAGAAATAGATATAGATAATTTTCCTTCAGTTGGGCTAATAACAATCCCGTCTGTTTCTGATAATGTAAATGCTAATTTTTTCCCGCCTTGTGTATCTCTTACCTGCATTTTTGCAGTATGATTATTAAGCTGGATTGGAGTCTCATCTTCATCTAAATACTGAACTTCGAAGTTGAAGGTAGCATTTTGATCAACCTGAAAATTTTTTTGAGCAGCCATTAATACCCCTAAAAAGGAAATCTCCTATGCTTAATTTTAGCATAAGAGACTTCCTAATAGTAGACTAGAATATACTACTTTTTAACGAACCCAAAACTCTTTTCATTTGGATTTAATGCTTTTAGAATAACTGGAAGGGTTGCTGCAATTCCGCCTTTAATTAAATCTCCTGGGTCGGTATTTCCAGTCATATAAAGGGCAATGGCGGCACCTAAAAAGTGACGACCATAGCTTGCTAATGCTGCCAATATTTTTTCTTGCATAGTTACATTTCCATCCTTATTAAGATCTTCTTTCATAAAGACCTCCTACTTCCGAACTTATGTTCGGGAATTTGGGTTTCCCCAAAACCTATTATACTACTAAGCTGATATATCTACAATTTCGCAATTACCATCAGACGTACAAGCGAGTGTTTGTGTTCCGCTTGTTCCGTCTTCTGTTTCATAAAAAGATAAATCTTCCCACCTAATTTTTGATGGCATTCGTGCAAGCAGTTCTAAATATTCTGTTTCTGTAACTTCTTGATATGGAGCTTGCTTGTATGAATGATCTGAATGCGGTAGAAATGAAATACCCGATACCTCATCAAAGTTTTTGTATACCCAAGCGCCAACTTCCATCCACTCTTCTTCTTTAACTGAAACTGTAATGGATGGTTTGTGTTCACACCAATCACGTTGATACACCAACCAAGTATTTAAATGATCAATTGCAGTTAAATCATCACGAACTATTGCACCCTCTGGTGCTTTTACTGGAAAAGAAAATACATAAGTTTGATCTGGTTTCATAAAATCATCTTCACAAGGTATTCCAACTTCTTTTAAGAAAGTAGATAGCGGATCCTTCTTGTCTCCACGAACAGTTCTTATATAATATTGGGAATGCCAAGGATGCATTCCAGATGAAACTCCAACTAGCTGAGAAACTGTTCCAGATGGCTTAACACAAGTAATAGCAGCAGATGCATTAATTCCTATTTTTGCTGCCTCTTCTTTATTTGTATCACGAGCATCTTCACGAATCTGATTTAAGAAAATTCCTAATTTATCTAATCCTTCTTTTCCAGACATAAACTTATGTCCAAATTGTCCAGTTATAGAGACACCAAGAAGTCTTTCTTCTTCTGTGTTGTCTTTCCAAATTTTACGAAGATATTTAAAATCTGTTAGTGTGGATTGCCAAGTTCCTAGAATAGTAGCAAGCCTAACCTTATCTTCTATTTCTGCAAGGATGTCTGTTTCACGAATTACAACTTCGGATAAATTACAAAACTGATAAGGCCTAAGGATAATTTCTGAGCATGGGTTAGTTCCATAGTGTATTTCTGGATCTCTTCTTCCCCATCTTGCTGCCTGTTTTTGTGCTGCTGCAACATTGTATATGCCACGTTCGCCTGATTTTGAATCATATAAATTTTTCCATTCTGCAATAAACTGTTCCATTTCTGGTTTACGAGAATATGCAACTGAATTATTTGAAAGAGCTCTTTGAGAATGATTTTCCCACCAATTCCCAGATTTTGCTGAAGCCATTTCAATGTCATTAATATTAGAAAGAGAAATCATTGCGGATCGACGAACACCTCCGACAACAACAACCTCGCCAATCTTACACATAATGTCGTGAGCTTCAATAGGTTTTAATTGACGACCTGCTGCTCCTTTAAACTTTGCAATTGTAAAATCAAAAAGGTTGATTAGTGGTTGTGGGCCAGATGAACGTCCGCCCATTGTCTTAAGACGAGCACCTGCTGGACGAAGTTTTGACACATCTATTGATGGGATTTGTCCTGCCCAAAGCATTGCAAGTAGTTCACGATAAGCCTTAGCCCATCCAGTTTTTGAATCTTCAACTACAATAACTGTTGTAGACTTTTCAAATGATTCTGGAATGGCAGGAAGCTTATTGATATATTTATATTCTACAGAAAATCCAACTCCAGTTCCACACATCAAGATGTACATAGTTTCATCAAAAGATCTAGGAGAATCTACTGGAATAAATGAACAGTTATACCCTGCAACATGATCTCGATCAAGAGCGGCACCAGCGGTCATTACAGCCCTCATAGATGGCATTACATTTCTACTATAAACTGCATCCTTTAAAGATTTTAAAAGTTTTTCATCTGGAGTATAATTGTAGCTAGACTTCAAATGATCAATCATAAAGTTAAAATATCTATCTACTGTTTCCGACCACTTCTCTCTTCTATTTTCTTCAGGTATCCATCTTGCATATCTAGATAATGCAATAAAATTTTCGTAATGATTTTCAATAGATTTAGACATTTTATTAGATCTTCTTTCTTTAAATTTATATAGTAACCTATTCTATCAAAACATATTTAGCATGAGAAGATCTTTGTAAATATTTAAATAATTTTTAATAACAAATTATTAATCAACTATTTTTTTAGTCAACTGACTTGACAGTAACTTAATAACAATGT